CATCATAGTTTGCGCCTTTAATGGTCATATCTGTAATCAGATTTGATATTTTACCCATTTCCATCTGTTTATTTTCTGGGCTCATTTTTTTCATTCCGGGATAACCAGGATATGTTTCTTTTGGATCAAAATCTTTAAGATTCTTTATTGATTCACTAGAATTTTTCGGTAATGAAGAGGCGCCTTTAAAGCCAACTTGCTTTTTGTTATTTGGAATAACAAGAACTGTATCCCCATCAAAATCTGCTCCAGAAAGCCTTTTTGCTACATCTGGGTGAATAATAACCGCATCTCGAATATCGCCGAATTGGGCCTTTAAATCTGGATTTTTATTATTAACCTTAAGCTCTGGTATTTCAAATATTCCGCCGTGTGGGTGCCTAATTAGAATTACAGATTCGCCATCTTTATATTTTGTTGCATATATCTCTGTTGGCTTAATTTTTGTTGAGGGCAATATAACGCTATTAGATTGCCTAGGCATAGCCGCTGCTTTTAAATGAACAGCAGAAGAATCGCAATCATCTCCAAATGCTTCTAATAACTGTTTCTTTACTGTAGGATTTGTAAGAGAAATATATTCATCAAATTCTTCTTGTTTTTGTTTAAGCGCCAAATCAAGTTGTTGTTTTGCTAATTTAGGAGCTTGTTTTGATAAAACTTGAGAAGACAATGTTCTTGACCAATCATCCCAATCGCCTTCTTGATTAACTATATTTATAGCAGATAGTTTCTTTTGCCCATCTTTCCCCAAATATGTATTCTGCTTAATTTCGGAATTAAACGGGTTAGCCTTTCCAACTTCTTGTGGTTTCAAAACAGTATTATCTTTGGGGCCTATCATTGGGGTGCCTTTTGGTTTGTTGGTATTGAACCGAATATCGACACCTTCTGGAAGGTCGTCTGCATAGAATGCCATTCCTTTTAAATAATGCGTTCCGTCTACAGCAATACGAACTTGAGCATAATTCTTTCCGCCAAGAGAAAGATCTTCAACACCTCTTCTAATTTCAAGAATGCCATCTTGGTCTTTTCCGCCTTCTTCTGCGTATCTAACCATAACTCGATCTTTTGAAATATTAATAGGCGGAAGTATTTTGTTGTAAGATTTTCCGCCATCATTCGACCAATCAGTAACTAACTGAATATCAGCTTTATTATTATAAATTTCAGAATATGGCACGTCGGCCTTTGTTAAAACTTTAATACTGGTCATATTTCCAGTACCCAACTGCTCTACTTTGACATAACTTAGTTTATAGCCATTATTTTCTAAATCTGATATAGCTGTATTTAATTTTGTTCTAGTTATTCCAAGTTGATTTTCAACACCGGCCCCGACATCAATATATTTTTTTTCTTCGACTTGTTGTTTTAACATTTCAGCGGTTTTCTCAGTTATTAAAGCCCTTTCTTGCATAACGGGATTTAATAAACTTCGAACAGAGCTTTCATTGATATTCATTCTTTTGCCTATTTCAACATTAGAATATCCTTTTTCCTTAAGCCTTAATGCGAATGCCGCATCCGATTTTCTTTGAGCAGCCCTCTCTAATGATATTTCAGATCTAAGTTTACTTGTAGACTTGAACCCCAAATCTTCTGCTATCTGTGTTTCGGAAAATCCACTTTTTCGTAATTCATTAACTTTTGCCTTAAGTGGGGCGTTTCGTTGATACCCATCTTCTCCACTGCCCCAAGGATATCTTCCCGATCTCCTCGCAACACCGATATGCTTTAGCTCGCTCATACCTTTACTCCTCCTGTTTTAACAGTTCAATTCTTCTATCAAAGGTCTTTATCTTATCCATAATATACATTATTTCTTCTGATTCTGGGCGATGCACTAGTACCTCATCATACTGGTAAAGTCGCAATTCTATATCTATTTCATTAGGATGAAAGCCATATTCTAAACAGAATAAAGCAGCATAAATTTCGAGCTGTTTAATTGACGCTTGTGTTTTTCCAGTTTTTAAATCATGAATTCTAAGAAAATTATCTCTAAAGGAAATAGCATCGGCTGTGCCAAAACAATTTTCAGAATAATATAATGTTTGTTCCGTTAACATTTTAAAGCCGATCGCATCATTAACATACAAATTTAATGACTTTTGTGTTTTTGAAAGTTTCTGTCGCAAATCTATTAGTCTGGAAGCTAGCTCATGAAGCTCTGTTCCCTTTTGAATTGCAAGCCAAGATAAATATACGCTATCTAACTTTTCATCATCATAGTTTACCCAATGGTATTTAGATGCAGATAGAAATGCATGTTGATCTTTAAGCGAAGAATGATCGTTCCATTTCATTTAATACTGTCTCCTTGTTTTCTGGATAAATAAACGATGCATATGACATTTTGCTATATTTTTTTACATAATAATCTTGATTTGATTGCCGCTTTGCGGCTGCATTAGCCTTTACTTCTAGCATAGCCCATTTATTTCCAAATAGAATAATTAAATCGCAAACTCCCTGAATATAGTTACTATCATTCTTTAAAACTTCGCACCCAGGGAATCTGCTTTTTAATTCTTTAATCAATTTTGATTGAAAATTAGACTCTAACATAATGC